GTCCCGAAGATTCTGAACGAGCTTGCTTATCTGCTTCGGCTGCCAATCCACCCCAGGCCGGTAAGTCATCGTCAGAAACCAACCGTCAAGGGTGCGGCCCCGCTCGTCTTTTGTCAGGCGCATCAAATCGCCAGCGCAAGACAACGACTTGAACACCCGAAGCGACCGCCGCTCAGCGTCGGCAATGCGCTGCTCTTCGAAGAAGGGACGAACGGACTGCGATTGACTTGTTTCTAATCTGACAAGCCCCGCCGGAGGGACCGGGGCCGCGCCTGCGGCGCGGCTTCCCGGTCCCCCGGCGACCACTGTGCACGCTGCCACTGCCCCTGGATTCATAAGCCAGCGCCCCGGAGCTTCGACAGCAGCGAAATATATGCCCGGTACTGGGCGACATTGCAGGCTGTGCAATAGCGATGCTGGCCGGCCTCGTATTCGCCCTGGCGCACATGCATCGTCGCGCCGCACGCCTGGCACTTCACGAAGATATACGGAGGCGCGGGCCGCTTCACGCCAGCGACTCCGACCAAACCTCGTAAATAACCTCATCCTTGAGGTACGGGTCAGCATTACGAACCGTGACGCGCCACCCGCCGAGGGCAAGACCGTGCGCGACAGCCAGGGCGCGAGTCAACGTCAATTCGACGCCCGTGATGGTATGGCCATCATTGTTGGCGGTGATCAAATATTCGCCTTGTAATTCGGTATCCAGTGCCACCGGAACAGGACTCAAAACAGCGTTCATTGCGTTACCCCCATGTGTTAGCGCGACCCTAGCCGAAGGCGCAGCGGCGCGCAAGGGTCCGAGATAGGCGCCGCGGCCTAACGGCAGCGGCGCCACGCTCCTCGCGCGTCACTGCGTGACCTCTGATCGGTTTTCCACGATGGAAGAATCCGAGCCGTTACGATTGGCGCCGCTGGCCGCTTCCAGACGCTTGATGTTTTCGGCTTTCGCATCCACGACCGGCGCCGCAGGGTCAAAGACTTTTCCAGCCATGAAATCGCGGCACACCTGGTCGGATACCGGCGCCTCGCCCTGGCCATTAGAGCATTTGCAAATATGCCTGGGGCCGATCTTCAACGAAAGGCAGCCGGTTATCCTGGGAACAGACACCAGCTCGGCGCGATCACGATAGAACGGTGCAGACCATTGCCAATGCGGAATGGGCGGCATGAGTGACGCAGCGTTCAATCCGCCGCTGACGTGCGCACCTGGCTCGAGGGTCGGCATTTCAACCGCCGACGAGTCAACGTCCCCGAGGCGCGACGCCGCAAACCAGCCAAGCAACACGATGCCCAGGACAGCACCGCCCAGGATGGCGAACGGCTTGACCGGAATTTCCTTTTTTACGGTGTGAATGTCGGCAGACTTATAGACCCCGTACCGTTCCCTGGGAAACGAAAACCGCGATTGAAGCGCGAGATTGCGCTTGCCTCGCTCGTTCGGGTCCGTCGCTTCCTCCCACTGATAAACGGTGGCGACTTCCTGGCCGAATGTGCGCTTTAGATGATAGTGCCGACCCGTGAGTTTACGAACGGCGATATCGAGCAGCTGGGGGTGCTGCGTTATCAGGAAAATATCAAAGCCACGATGACGGTGCGTTTCGAACTCCGCTACATGCGGAGGAACCGGCGAACCTTGCTTACGAGGCGGAAAAATCCGCTGACATTCATCGATAACGACAATGGACCCATTCGGAAGCGCAGGCCAGGTCGTAGGATCATCTAATTTCTCCCAGGGTAACGTCAGATCGGGAATGCCGGACTGATAAACGGGGCGGCCGGTTTCCTGTCGCAACTTCTCGACCAGGCCGAGTGTATAGAGTGTTTTGCCGTTTCCCGGCTGCCCCGTTATCAGGTTAAGCATGGAGGCCCCCGCCCCTTATCAGTCTATGAATTTCCAGCGCGCGAGCTTAAGCGCACCCGCTGCCGTTAATCCGCGAAGGATCAGCTTCGACGTACCAGCGGACAACACGATGGCAATAGCGTCATCAATGCGCGCCATGACCAGGATGGTCATCACGTTGCCGGACACCTGGCCGAGACTCGACCACAGGCCGTCTTGCAGGTTTTCCCACAACGCCTGGACGCCGATATAGGTCACGACGCCGAAGCCGATACCGAGCAGCACGCGCGTTACCAGGGCGGTCCCAATGGCACCACCGACGAGAGCGCCGCCCAGGGCTAACGGTAAAGCCATTAGACACCTCCCTTGATGAACAACATCGCACCCGCGAAATAACCCATCGCCAGGACGAACGGCGCGAACAGCAAAGCCATGTCGCAGCCACGTTGCCAGATATCCAGGGAGAGCGATTGACCCATGATGGAAATACTCACAGGCGCAGGACACGCGGACGCGGTGAAACCGCCATCCGCATCAATCGTGGATACATCCACCTGGGCGACGCCCAGGTCCCCGGCAATTTCCTCCGGCGTGGCGCCCATCGCAGCAAGCGCATCCTCAGCCGTGATATCAGTGCACCTGGTGCGCCATTGCTGGGACAGCAACGCGCAGCCAACCGGATCGCCATCACAGACCGGCGGGTCCTCGCACGAAGCGCCACCACTGGCCGAGGCGCCCGTGCCCTCGCCCTCGCCCGTTCCACCGCTACCCTGTTCGGTCACCGGTGACGATTCGGTACGCGGATCCGTCGACGCGGGGTTATTCGGATCGGCACCCGAGTCCCCAGGATCGCGCGAGGAACCGGCCACCGTGGTGGTGTTGTAGTAATTGTAGTTATTCGTGACCCCGTTGCTATTCGTGTGCCGAACCTGGTCATCGGGAGTGGCCGGAGTACCAGGAACGCCGGAGTCCGGCACGGGAGGCATCGGCGCGCCTTCCGCGCACAGTCGAGAGCCGTCAGGATTAATCCAACACTCGCCGCCATCGGTTTTCCCGAGGCAGACGAAATTGTCGTTCACATAGCCGCAGTTTTCCCCGTAGGCATCCGAATCGCAGTATTCAACGCCAGCGGATGACGTGATGCAGTTCTCTCCATCAAGCGTTTCCTCAGCGACCGGCGTTTCTGGCGGCGGGGTTTCGGTCGGCGGAATTGGCAAGCCCTGGCCGTCGCAGGCCGTGCCGGTTTCCGTGAGCTTGAGCAGTCCCCAATAATCGCCTGGGGAGCTTCCAGACTTCAACCAATGGTCATTGATCGATGACGCGTTGACCTGGCAACCGTTGTGGCATTTGCCAGTGAATGCCGTGATGGCATCGGCCTCGCTCGCCGCAATCGCGGACACGGCATATGAATTACCAGCCTCGCACGCTGGCGGCGGCTCGGGGATCGTGCAGGTGTTATCGGTGGTATAGACGCGGATACCTTCCCCATACCAGCCGGACACGTCGCTGCGCTCGCGGCAGTATTCGGTGAAGCCCGTGAAGTTACCGGTATGAACGAAAGGGTACGCATCGAGACACGGACCACCAGGACACGACCGCGCATCCCAGGCCGCGACAGCCGCCGCGAACGAACTCACATACGACGGGTTAGGCGGACTACGCGGCGAACGACCGCCGCACGCGATGCCGAGCATCTGCACATACGCGCCGCCGTTATAGTTCACGTCCGGACTTTTGTTGGTCGGCCAATTCGGCGCGACCGTGCCATCAGCCAGCGTCGGGCAATCCAGCGCGGACGCCTGGGCGGACGCCAGGACGATCAACGCGAACGCTATTCGCGGAAGATAAGCCATGCAGCCCCCAACAACGCGACGAGAAGCAACCAACCAGCCATGTGCGCGACCCTCGGAAGAACGAGAGCCGCCCCGAAAACCGGAGCGGCCCCCGTAAGCGCCATTACATCGCGCGGCGGACCCACTTGAACGCCTTGATGGCGACAAGCAGAAGCAACACCGCACCACCGATGGCAGTGACCGGCGCCACCTGGGCGCCGATATCCGTGACGACGCCCGTCACGGTGATGGCCGCAGCCTGGGAGGCGAGCGGCAGGCCGAAAAGGCCCAGGGCGAACAGCTTACGCATGACGCCTCTCCTTACATCGCACGACGGACCCACTTGAACGCCTTGATGGCGACAAGCAGGAGCAGCACCGCGCCACCGATCGCAGTCACCGGGGCCACCTGGGCGCCGATATCCGTGACCACATCGGCCACATCCACCGCAGCGGCGGAAGCGGCCAGCGGCAGAAAGGCTGCCGCGCCCAACAGGAACTTACGCATTGTCAATCCTCGCGAATTTGCCGAGCAATAACCCTGAATGCATACGCGGTCGCCCATAGCGCGAGAATGGCCCCGGCTATCAACCCCGCACCCTCCAGCGTCAACTCAGGGATTGCCGACGCTGGTTCGGACCACACCACAGCCCCACCCGCAGCCGTGCAAGTGTCCACTACTGAACCGGGAACCCCCGGTGCACTGGTGGCACCCTCGCACGTTAGAACGTAGTCCATGACTCACCTCGAAAAACCCACCCAGGCAGACCGCATCAAACCCGCGAACTTTGTTCCGGCCGACCGTCTGCCCGAGTGGGTGGGGGACGTTACTTGTTGGGCACCTGACCACCGGCGCCGCGCACCGGCTCAAGAATCAACCGCCCCAGTTCAAGCGACTGATACTTGTTGCGGACAAAGGAAGCAGACGAGAACGTGTATTCACCGACCGGATAACCGCGCGACGGCGAGTCAACCGGAACGTGCACCTTCAGCGTCTCATCACCACCATCAAAAAGCGCTTCCTGCCAATACACCGTATACGGGCCATTGGCTCCCTTTTTATCCTGGGAGAAAACCGTTTCCGACTTGATGCGAATTTTCACTCTAGACTCCCGCCCCCACAGGGCTATTGAGAGGCCCGCACCATGCAGGCCACCATTCCGACGTGACCGGCGAAAACCAGCCACCACCACGACAACGCCGAACACGTTGCCAATCCTCGCACTGCGCCCGAATGTACCTGGGGAGAACCCACCAGGCCCGACGGCAACGCTGCACGAAATCTAAACCACCATGTCCATGCAACCGACAACCCTTCGGCCAGGGCGCAGAAATCTGCTGCCCCTTTGTCGCGTACTTGATGAGATACCCGACGGACTGCTTGCGGAGACGCTGCCGGTTAGTCATCCCATGAGGCCACCAGCCTTGCCGATCCGGGAACGGCACAGCCAGGCCACGCGGCAACCAGAGGATCGCGTGATAGTGAATGCGACCTGACTTGTGCTGCTCAGCGACCCACAGAAACCGCAGCCGAGTCTTGCGACGAGCCGCCCAGTCCCGAAGATTCTGAACGAGCTTGCTTATCTGCTTCGGCTGCCAATCCACCCCAGGCCGGTAAGTCATCGTCAGAAACCAACCGTCAAGGGTGCGGCCCCGCTCGTCTTTTGTCAGGCGC